TGACTCATATGATCGGTGGTTTAAGTGGGGCGGCTACGGGCGCACTACGAGCCCTATTAGACTCGGCGTATATCCAGAACGTGCCAACTCTATTGAAGCTGAAGGGTGGACCTAACGGCCAGACTTTAAATGTTCAGCCTACTGAGATTGTTGAGATGGAAGGCGGGGCGTTGATTGATGACGTGCGAAAGCTTGCCATGCCGTTACCTTTTGCTGGACCGAGCCCTACATTATTCCAACTGCTAGGCTTCTTAGTTGATGCAGGCAAAGGCGTTGTGCAGACATCGTTTGAGAAGTTTAACGACCAAAATCCGAATGCACCTGTCGGTACAACGATGGCTATCATTGAGCAGGGTATGGTTGTGTTTAGCTCAATCCATTCTCGCTTACACGCATCAATGGCTCGCAGCTTTAACATTCTTCACCGCATTAACTCAATGTACTACACGCAGGAAGAGCTTGATGCGTTAGACGCTGGCCTAGATATATCGGCAGAAGACTTTGACGGACCATCTGACGTAGTACCGATCAGTAATCCTGCAATATTCAGTGAAGCTCAGCGCTTTGCACAGATCCAAGCAATCATGCAGCGTGCTGAAAAAATGCCGCAAATGTATGACCAAGTTGCAATTGAAGAGATGTTTTTGCGAACATTAAAAGTCCCGCCTTCAGAGGTAATGGCTCCGCAAGCAGGCTCAGAGGATCGAGATCCAGTGAGCGAGAACGTGGCGGCAGCAATGAATCAAGGCATATATGTATTGCCTCAGCAGGATCACCTAGCTCACTTGCAGGTCCACCTGCCTTTTTTAAAGTCTCCAATGTTTGGCTCTAATCCAACCATTATGAGCACGTTCTTTTATCCAATGGCGATGCACATGCGAGATCATTTATTAAACTATTACTTAGTTGAGGCGCACAATGCAATTGATGAGGCGCAGACTCAAGAGTTGATACCTGAAGAAGCAGAGCAACAGGTTGAAGTGATCCTCAAGGTTCAAGAGTTTATTGAGCAACAGTTAGGTGGGTTTGCTCAAGAACTTGTTAAAATTAATGAGCAGGCTCAGCAGTTCAAGCCTGAGAATCAGCCTCAACAGCCTGGCGATGCAATGAAGATTGCAGAGCTTAGTGCGCAGATCAAGCAGAGTGAGCTTGCCCAACGCACAGAGCGAGATGGCGCTAGGATTCAACTGGACAATGCTAAGATGCAAGCGGCCAATGAAATTGCGCAGCTTAAAATGCAGCAGACTGCTGAAATTGAGCGTGCCAAACTGGCCGTCAAGCAAGCAGAGCGTGAAGAGAAAGCAGAATTGGCTGGACTTCATGAGCTGTCAGAAACAGAGCGCAACAATATTAGCCAGATGTCTGAGACTGATCGACTTAACACTCGCGAAGCAGGCGAGAATAAGCGTAAGGCAGCAGACTTGGCAGCAAGAGAGCGCATGAATAGCGCTGATAATATGACGGCCAAAGAACTAGCAGAGATGGAAATGGAGTACGGAGAAAAGACTTCATACACCAGCGGCAAAGGAATTGATCCTTAATGGCCTTCTTACAGAGCAACATACCTCACTTTAAGTGCTGGGTAAGAAAAGAATACACGCACAACCATGAAAAGTTTCATGGCGAGTGGATTCACGCCATGGCCGTGGCTGTTACGACTTTACCGAATCGTTGTTTGAGCTTCCAGATGATATTCACTGGAGCGGAAACTTATGATAATGATGAACCTAATGTTCATGGCGGGGCTATGTGGGCAAGAATGCCCATAACAGCTTTAATGGGAGACACTCCCGTTGCCGAGTGGCCAGAGCCCATGTCTACACATGAGGCCCAGCCGTGGGATTGTGCGTCACATACGCACAGTGTTTATGTTTTAGACAGATGCACACCAGCGCCATGGCTCGCAAAGATTGACGGGAAGTTTTATCCTGCCAAATACTATTTTACCGTTGACTATACCGACTCAGAAGTAGCAGACGATCCAGCGCAGCACAAGCAGGCTCACGTCTTGGAACTTCTTGGTGATAGCAAATGGACAGGCAACATAGTCGCCTTACCAAACAACCGGGTTAGGGTAAGTCACCCAGCTTGGTTTGAATTAGGAGAAGGCGCTCCTGACTTTAGACCGTCTCAGCACATCCATTACAGTAAGTCTGATTTGGATTACACGTTAGACGTTAATCAAGTCTTCAACAATATTTATGCAGAGGAAGAAGAAAATGATGAAAAGTAAAGGCTACTCTAAGGGTGGCAAGATGAAAACAAAGGGCTACGCCAAAGGCGGCACAGTAAATATGGATTCAGACCAAGTATCTCAGCATAAGCGTATGGCGGCTGGTTTTGGAGCTATGACTGGAGTTAGCCGTAATCACTGGCAAGGCAATGTTGATAAGAACGGCAACCCTATTATTTATGCTAATGGCAAGCCTAGAACAATATCAAAAGGCGATCCAGCGTCTTAAATTTATGGCGGCTGGATATAATATTAAACAACTACACTGAGGCAATGTCATGACAGCTAAAAAAGGTTTGTACTCAAACATCGCAGCTAAACAGAAGCGCGTTGCAGCTGGTAAAAAAGATCCAGTTACAGGTAAGCCTGAAAAAATGCGCAGGAAAGGGCAGGTAGGTGCGCCATCATCAAGCGCTTTTGTGAGCGCAGCTAAGACAGCGAAAAAGCCTAAGAATAATGCTTAATGAATATTGAATCGAAACTTTTAAATCTTCTTAAAGCTAATCAAGCGGAGTTTGCGCTTGAAGCTTTGAGGAGGCCACAGGACCGCGATACTTTCGAGTACGGGTATCGTGTTGGAGTAGTTGCCGGTTATGAGGCAGCTATGGACGTACTTTTAAACTTACTAGACGAGGACAAAAATGGAAACTTCGACTTATGAGAACGCACTTGCAGAGGCTTTTCCAGCAGTAAATGCTGGCATTCAGCCTTTTGGTAGCCGCGTTCTGATCCAAATACGCACAGCAAAAAGCAAAACAGCCGGTGGAATACTACTTACCGCTGATACTTCTGACACAGAGAAGTGGAACACGCAAGTAGGTAAAGTTGTTGCTGTTGGACCTTTAGCTTTTAAAAATCGTAATACGATGGAAAGCTGGCCAGAGGGTAATTGGTGTACAGAAGGTGATTTTGTGAGGGTTGCTAAGTATGGTGGAGATCGGTGGGAAGTTCCTATTCCTGACGCACCCCATGGCGAGGCAGCAATGTTTGTAATTTTTAATGATCTTGATATTATGGGTAGCGTTATAGGCGACCCACTTAAAATCAAGGCATTCATCTGATAAGGAGATGAGTAATGAGTGAAGAACTAGACGATACAGTAATGATCGAAGATGATAAGAAGCAAGATGAAAATGAAGATATTATCATTGTCGAAGAAAAGCCAGTCTCTGAAGATGAGTCTGAATCCAGTGATGATGAAGATGATCGCGTCATGGATAATGATGACGATGATTCTGAACGAGATGCTATTCGTGAGCGCCGCCGCAAAGAAAAAGTGGACCGCAAAGAACGGCGTGAAACCGCCATCAAGCGCGACAAAACAGAGCTTGACTTTTTAAGAAATCGTAATGATGACTTAGAAAAACGCATCAGCACTCAAGAGCAGAGAGCTCATAATCAAGAGCTTCAAGGCATTGACGCTGCCATTGCTCAGGCACAAAAAGAAGTAGGAATGGCTGAGCGAGTTATCGCCAAAGCGGTTGAAAGTAACAACGGCAATGACGTAACCAAAGCGATGAAATATCGTGACGAGGCCATGAATAAAGCGCAGCAGCTTAACTACAATAAGCAGCAAGCAGCGCAACAAGTAAACACCGCGCCACAGGTTGATGACCGGACTATGCATCTGGCCAAGCAATTTATGGAAGATAATCCTTGGTACGACTCTAATGGTCGTGACGAAGACTCTGCAATCGTGATGGCGATTGATCAATCTCTTAGCCGAGATGGGTACAATCCTCAGACTGAAGAGTATTGGGATGAACTAACTGCTCGATCTGCTCGCAGGTTACCAGAGCGGTTTGATGAAGATGAAGTCTCGCGCAAGCCAACTAAGACGGCACGCAAGGCTAGAGGTGGACCAGCAGTAGGCTCAGGAAAAGAGCACGCTCCAACATCCACCAGAAAAGAGGTTTATATTAGCCCAGAAAGAAAGGCCGCTCTTATAGAAGCTGGCGTTTGGGACGATCCAGTATTGCGAACTCGATACGTTAAAAGGTACGCAGCGTATGACAAGAGTAACGCTTAATTAAAAAATAAACCACTTGCATTAATATAAGTATATAATACATACTGAAACAATCGCTGAATAAAGGAGCGACAGAAATGAGTAAAACAGACGAACGAGTAAAGAAATCCGTAGACGAAGGCCGGGAGAACAGGGCGATGGTAGATCGCGCACACACCGAAAATCGGGAAGTCACAGAAAGTGAGCGGGTAGAAATGTTCCGTCAGCAGTTATTTCAGACTTCATTGCCTGACTTACCTGAGTTACCCGGCTGGCACATGTGCTGGCTAACAACGACTAATCCTCGTGATTCAATCCAAGCTCGTATCCGTTTAGGGTATGAAGCTGTAAAGCCAGAAGATGTTCCTGGCTGGGAATATGCCTCCCTGAAAACAGGTGATTGGCAAGGATTCATTGGGGTTAATGAGATGCTGGCTTTTAAATTGCCTATTTCTTTGTATGAAAAGTACATGATGGAAGCCCACCATGACGCTCCAAACAGAGAAGAAAGCAAATTAACAGAAACAGCCGAATTCCTTCAGCAACAAGCTGAATCAAACGGCAGTAGCATTGTGCAGGGTGACGGTAATAAAGGGCTTGGAGTAGAGCGATCAGGTCAATTTGATCTGGTCTGACGAGCAATCTATTAAACCAAAGGAGTTTTAGTATGTCCACGACTACTGAAGCATTTGGCTTCCGCGCATCGTACCACAACAGTGGTCGGATTACGGCGAAAGCCTACACGATTGCCTCTGGATACGCCCAAAACGTATTCTCAGGTGACCCTGTAAAATTAGTTGACGCAGGCACTGTGCAACTAGCAACTTCGGACGGAACTCGTACCGGCACAGTTGGAGGTATCAATAACCTTGGTATTTTCGCAGGTGTCTCTTACGATGACGCATTAGGCAAACCAACTCTCTCGCCATTTTGGCCAGCGAGTGCAACAGCAACAAATATTGTCGCCTTCGTCTATGACGATCCAGAAATTATATTTGATGTGGAGTACCCTAACCCAGCTGCAGGAACTACGGTTCAAACTGCTGTTGGTGAAGAGTGTGACTGGGTTCCTGGTGCCCCAGGTGGCTCTACAGCTACCGGTCTATCAAGCACGTCCCTTACTGCTATCCAAACTACCTCTGGCCAATACCAGATTACAGGTATCGCGGGTGGTCCCAATAACCTGATTACAGATGCATTTGTAAAGGTGTCAGTTCGTATAAACGAGCACCAGTTCAAAGCCGCTGTTAACTCAGTATAGGAGGTCTAAAAAATGGCTACTCCAATGAGAAGTACGGACTTCCGGTCGGTCGTTGAGCCAATACTCAACGAAGTTTTTGACGGAGTTTACGATCAACGAGCTGACGAATGGAAGAGTGTCTTCCGTGAGCAAAAAGGCATTCCACGCAATTATCATGAAGAACCCGTTCTTTATGGATTTGGCGCAGCGCCTGAACTTCCCGATGGTATGGCGGTTACATATCAATCAGGCGGCATCTTGTTTGTCCAGCGTTACCTTTACCACGTCTACGGCCTTGCTTTTGCATTGACCAAAGTCTTGGTTGAAGATGGCGATCATATTCGTATCGGTCAGACTTATGCCAAGCACTTGGCTCAGTCTTTGATTGAAACGAAAGAGACGTTAACTGCCAACATCATGAACCGTGCGTTTAACGCTGCGTTCACAGGTGGTGATGGCGTGGCTTTGAGCAGCAATGCTCATCCGATTGTTAATGGTACTTTCAGCAACGTGTTAAATGCCGCTGCTGCATTGTCCCAGACCTCTCTTGAGCAGATGCTCATTCAAATCCGCAACGCTGTTGATAACAACGGTAAGCGCATTCGTTTGACTCCAACTCAGATCGTTACTGGCCCAAGCAATGTTTTCCAAGCGGAAACTTTGCTTAAATCAGTGTTAA